GCTTTAATAATGGGTCTAATGGTGATGGTAACATCATAACAATTGTTAATATAGATGGGGAGCAAGTTGAGAAAACAGTATCCAAGCGACAAAAAAGCAACTTGAATCTGAGAGGACTTAAGTTGCACTAATTTTTTAAGGTGATTTAATGCAATATTGTACGAGAAATCCTACGATTAAGAAGCCCGAACTCAGTGACCCCGCATCTATAATAGATATTAATGATAATATGGATGTTATAGATGGACTTATCAATAAGAATAATTTTAATGGGGCCGTCGATCCTGGAACAGGAGATGATATCGTTGATGGGTATGCAGTTGGAAGTAATTGGTGGAATGTCACAGATCATAGGTTATTCGTAGCTGAAAGCGTTGCTACGGGTGCAGCAGTTTGGAGGCAGGTCTATCCAACAATCGATGCGCCTAACCACAATTTAGCAACTGCTGCGAACGATTTTCTGGTAGCTTCGGGGGCGGGTGTATATGTCAAAAAAACCTTGAACGAGACGCAAGCTATCTTAGGTTGTCGTCCGACCGGCTGGGTTGATGCCCCCGCTTTGACGTTTTCTGCTGCCGACGCTCCGGTCTATACAGTTACATGCAGCGGCGATTATACTTATATTATTCCTGTTGGTGCAAAAATCTCGCTGACTCATTCTAGTTCTGTCAAGTTTTTTATTGTTGTGAACGTCAGTTATAGCAGCCCGAATACGACCTTCATCTTATATGGAGGTACTGATTACACTTTGGATGCAGGTGCTATTACAGATCCATATTATAGTATTGCGAAGGCCCCGATAGGATTCCCGCTAGATCCTACTAAGTGGACGGTCCTGCTCACCGATTCCACGGACCGGTACCAGAGCAACCCAGTAAAGGACACCATCTACAACCCTGGGAGCCTGAGCATATCCATTCCTATCGGAATATGGAATGTATCATTTCAGGCAATACTCGTCTGTCATGCATCTAGCGGCGCGTTTACCGATATCTATGGAGGGTTATCAACGTCCCTGGTTGCTTTCGACAACCAGGCACTGCGAGGCCGGGGCTACTTGGGGGGGGCTACCGCTGGAACGTTTATAGGGTTACTTTTCAGGAGCACCGTACTCAATATAGCCGCGAAGACAACTTATTATGTACTATGTATGACAGACCTCGACAATCAGAACATAATCGGGTTCAACAACGCATCGGACGCAAGCCTAGATGTCAGAGCAGTTTGCGCCTACTTGTAGGAGTGATTTAATTATGAAAAATTTGATTAAATTGGTGTTGGCATTGGTCTTATTGATATCTGTGACTTCTGCCGTGTACTACCCTTACAAAACGAGCACGGCACTCAGTGCCGACATAAGCATGAACAACCATAAGATTACTGATCTTGCGGCTCCGACTGCCAGTAACGATGCGAGTACCAAGGGCTACGTAGACGACCATTGGGGTATTGGTGGTGGGACAGCCGCAGTTTTTATGGTCACGGCGGATTATTATAACACGATGGATGTGCTTTCCGGATGGAACAATTTTAATGTAGTCAACAATTTAAACTGGGTTCAAAAAGATTCAATGAACGGTTGGGATTCTACAAATAAAAAATATGTAGCGCAAGTGGCAGGAAAATATTTTATTTCCGGTGAAATTGTATGGGACAATCCTTCCCTTGGCGGAAATTCATATGTCAGCATTTACAAGAACGGTAATATTGAAGTTATTGGTATGCCGGTTCAAAATTATCATTGTTTTGGTCCTTCTGTATCTGGAATAGTAGATTTAAATGTTGGTGACTATGTGCAACTATCGGTATGTCATGATAGTGCATCAACTATGCGAGTTGTACAGTGGCCATCGATAAAATTCCAAGGTTTCTTCTTGGGGCTGTAAGCGCGGATTCCCCGCCCAGCTCCTCGTTTGATTGGGGAATGTGGATGCAAAGTACATCCGAAATGCAAGCCTGGAATGCAGACGTCGGAAAGAAGATGTCATTTTGGTGTCAAACAGCGTGGGCACCAAACCAAACGTGGAATGATAGTAATGACTTATGGTGGACCATACAAGATATCGTGGATAATGCATATATTAATGATGCAGAACCCGTTGTCTTGTGGTCTATCAACCCATATATACCTGCCAATGTTCTATATAATCAAAACTTCACAGATGGTATTTGGGATACGTATCTTCGAGAATTGGCTAGTAACATGGCAGCAGATGGTAGGATTATTCACTTCCGCCCATTTTGGGAAATGAATGGGCTTGGTTACGAGGGGTGTGGTTGGGGGGCTAGATGGAATGCCAAATGGTATGCGAATGCCGAAGATGCATATAGTAATAGGAATCCAATTAATACACCAGAAACATTTATCGCAATGTGGCGACATGTCGTAGATATTTTCAGAGAAGAAGGTGCGACAAATGTGAAGTTTTGGTTTACAGTTGCCCCCCTCCCATCCGAAGGATATGAAGGGCACGATAATATAGGAGCAGTGCCACTCGCAAATATATATCCAGGCGATTCTTATGTTGATTACCTTGGATATGAATTTTATAATTACAATACCCAATCAGGAAATTATATTGATTCACAACATATACAGGGTATATATCATGAGCTCACGGACTTAAACCTGACCAAGCCTGTGATTGTCGCGGAAGCCGGATTGTTTACCGATGACGACAACTATGCGAAAAATTGGTGGAGTAAAGCTCTAGATCCGACCTATATCAAGATACTATACCCGAGAACCAGCGGAATACTGGTATGGAATGCTGACGGATCTGACGGATGTGGATTCAACACCAGTGCAAAACGAGCACAAGCTATAGGAGCGTTCAGAGCAGCATCGTATAAAGATGGAGCTACATCGTGAACAATATCCGGAACATTAGACGGGTTCAATAACCTTGAGCCCATTTTTTAAATGGTGCAGATGGAGGTGTTATGTTAGTTACTATCAACGGTGTTAATCAATTTAGTACATATACTTGGCAAGATGTATTAAATTTGGGCACATGGCAAGAAGTTTTACCTTATATTTGGTACGATATATATGTAGAAAGTAATAACATTTTAATGGATTCTCCAACCCCCGAAGTTGATCTATCTGTTGATAAGAGATCCACTGCATCATTTACAATTTTAGATATAGGTGCACTAAAACACTTTAAAAAAGGTCAAGAGGTAGAAATATACTCTACTGTTGGATATAAAGTGTTTGGTGGATATATTGATAGCAGCTCCGAGCGATTGATAAGTGGCCGCGACGTAATTAAACATTCTATATCGTGTGCTGACTATCATTATTTAGCAGAAAAACGCATTGTAGCTAAAGCATGGCAAGACACCACCGTAGAAACAATCGTTAATTATGTGCTCGATCAGTATCTTGAGGCTGAAGGCGTAACACTTGGAGAAATTCAGGCCGGGGGCACAGTAACACAATATATTGCAAATTACATAAACGCGGCAGAAGTTCTCGATAATATGGCAGAGCGGGCCGGATTTATATGGTTCATTGATGAATATAAAAGGCTATATTTTGTGGATAGAACTAGCTACGCCGCTGAATGGGATCTTATAGAAACCGACGATTTTTTAATCGAAGATGCGTTTTCCGGGGTGAGTGTGACCCACGCTAATCCTGAATATAGAAACCGTCAATATATTGTAGGAACCTGGGAAGAAACCGATATTCAAACTGAGTATGCTAAAGGTGATGGTCAAACCACCTCGTTCCCCGTTGCATATAAGCTCGGTAGCGAGCCTGAAATATACGTATCGGTGGGCGGTGGAGATTACACTTTAAAAACAGTTGGCAAAAAAGGTGTAGATACAGGGAAAGATTGGTATTGGGCCAAAAATGACCAAATCATATCTCAAGATTCAAGTGCTACTGCTCTGGCAGAAACGGATGTTTTAAAAATTATATATACAGGCCTTTATCAGATTGTGGTTGTGACCAGCGATTTTGCTGAGATTTTAGATAGACAGACTGTGGAAGGAGCAGACTCTTCTGGGATAGTTGAGAACGTTAGGTCTGATACCTCGCTGTCGAGCCGTGTAGCGGCCCTGGAAGAGGCTAATGCGATCCTTGATGTATATGCGATGGAAGGCAAGAAAATCGAGTACACGACCTCTAAGGACGGTCTAGCGGCAGGTGTACTCCAACACATAAAGATAACCAAACATGATGTTGATGATGATTGCCTAATAAGTAATATTACTTTTAGATATACTAATCAGCAGGACTATTATGATGTTGTTGCTTATACTGGGCCAATTGAAGATGATTGGGAAGATATCTTTATCAAATTGAGTAATATACTGAAGAAAGGCGCT